AAAGGGGACTGATGATATAATACCTGGTGTTAATATTAGATTAACATCATAATCATCTTCATTAGAAAGTAAATCTAATGCCTGAATATATGCATTATATCCATTTGCTGCACCATCCGTACTTGGGTCTAAACCTTGTGAATTGTTTTCTGAAATATTTTCATAGGTATAAGCACCTATTGGATGTTGAATATTTCCATCTCCACCACCACTAAATGAACCACCTAATGAACCACTATTTGAACCACTGGCTATTGTTGGTAAAGATGCACTTGCTGCACCATCCCTAACATTTCCGTTTTCATCTAAATAATCTAATGTGTTCTGAAATACTTCAACTCTTACATATTTTGATTTATTTGGATATGAACCACTCATTTCTAAAAATGGTTTACCATTTTCATCAGTTCTAACAGTTTGAATTTGATCACCAATTACTTTTGCTATATAATTATTAGAGTTAGGGTCTAAATTTAAACCTGTGTATGTTTCAAGTATTTTCTTTCTTTTAGTTAAATCATCACCCTGTCTTATTGTTAAACTGAATGTACCTTTCTTTTTATTTAAATTACCTAAATCAAATCTAAGATTATCTTTTGTACCATTGGCCAATAATCCTCCAGTTCCATGTGTTCCTTGATTATTCATAATAGTACCAACACCATGAGTATGTAATTTAAATACATTTTTCAGTACTCCATCATTAAAATCTCTACCACCTGATAAACTTTTTGATGTAATAACATGACCAGTTACATCTGTTGCAGAATTAATATCAACATAAACTTTGGAAGGTGAACCTCCTTGTCTAGGAGCTGCATTATCAGCTACATGATAATTAGGACCTGCACTGTGAGGCACACCAAATGCTCCGACACTTCCATGTTCTGCACCAGTTGAATTTGGGTTAAGACTACTTGTTAATCCAACTAATGCACCAACTGCACTTGCAGTAATAAATAAACCATGTAAAGATTGACTAATATTAATGGTATCTCTAAAAAATCCAGCTGATTGGGCAAGTGTTGAACCTGATCTAACATGTATTAATGTAGATGTGTTTGTATGTGGTGCTCCTGAACCAGTAAATTTAAATACAACTGTAGAACCACCAATTGGTGTAAGTGATGCAGAAGCCTGAATCTTTTCATGAGCTAATTTAGGTCCTACTAATGTTAAACTTCCTGTATGTTTTGAGTATGCAGTAACTGAATTGGGTATTCCATTCTTACCAACAACTGCTGGGTCAACGGAAGATGAAATTGTTGCTGAAGCATGAGTATAACTTCCAGGTAATATTCTCACTACCGTTAAAGTATTGTTATTTTTTAAATATTGTTCTGCGGTATGTGATGTTAAATACTGATAATAACTACTACCACTCTTAAAAGTATCTCCAAATTTATTCTGAAAATCAGAATATGAAGTTACAATAGTTGGTGTTAATGCTGGTCCCTTTACTGTTGGACCAATTACTGCCGCACCTATATCAGCTATAGCTGAAGGAAGAAACGATTGGTCTATTTCTTTTGTAAATACTCCTGGACTAATTACTTTTTCTGCCATTAAAATTCTCCAAATTTAATATAATGTTTTATTATTATCATTCTTTTTACTCAGGAAAAGATGCACCTGTTGGTTGTATTGTGAAATCTAACACAATAAATTCAGCTGTTCTTGTTGGTTGTAAAAACAACTGTCCAACTAACTGATTTCTATCAATTGTATCTGGTGTGTTGTTTGATTCATCCATCACCACCCTAAAAGCATTTAATCCACTTTGAGCCTGTACCTGTTCTAAATATGGATTAGTAATTGCTAAAAACCTTCGTCTTGTAGCCGCAGTATTTTGTTCGAATACCAAGAAACGAGATGAACTAGCAATAAATTTCTTAACCTTAATTAATAATCTTCTTACATTGATTCTATCTAATGCTGAAGATTTCTTTTGTAATGTTTTTTGTCCAAATACTGTTACTCCTTGTCCAGGAAATGTAGCAATTGGATTAACATTTGAATCATATAAAGTATCTCTATCTGATTGAGTTAATTTTCTTTCAGCCCTAATGGCCACATCAATTCCACCTCTATTTAAACCAGCAGGAGCAAACCATGGCGCTGCAACTTTATCATTAAAAGCGTATATCCCTGCAAGAACTACCGATGGTGGAACCCATCTTGAAACTCCACTAATTTGTGAATCTGGTACTTGAACCCATGGCCAATATACCGCAGCATAATTTGAATCTCTCGCTTCAGCCTCTGAAGTAGCATCACTTACATTTTTACCATGTAGAATTGGATCAAGTATTGCAAAACAATCACCCCTATCTTCACATGTATCTATTATTTTTGATGCAATAACTCCATGTACTGCAGATACAACACCCGGTGCCAATATCAGATTAATATCATAATCATCTTGGTTTTTTAATAAGTTTAGTGCCTCTACATATGCAGGCTGTCCTTGAGCAGCCGTATTGGCTAAATCAAATCCTTGTGAATTATCACTTGCTATTTTTTCATAGAAATTGGCAGGTTGTACACCAGTCCTCGTTCCAACATGATTTCCAAGTCCATCAAAATCACTAAATCCAGATGAAGCACCAGTAAATCCACCATTAAATGAACCACTACCAGAATGTGGTAATGATGCACTGGCAGCATTAGTTGTTAAATCTCCATTTTCATCAAGATAATCTACTGTATTTAAAACATCAGTAACTCTTACATATTTTGATTTATTTGCATATGAACCAGTAAATTGTAAAAATGGGTCACCATTTTCATCAGTTTGTACACTTTGATATGAATCACCTATGACCTTACTAATATAATTATTAGAATTTGGGTCAAGATTAATTCCAGTAAATGTTTCAAGAATTTGTTTTCTTTTATGTGAATCATCACCTTTTCTAATTACAAGAGTAAATGTACCTTTTTCTTTATTAATATTTGATACTTCCCATCTAACATTATGTTTTGAACCACTTACTAAAATATTATTTGTTCTTGCAGTATTATCTGAATTATTCATTATTGCACCATCTGATAAAGTATGAAGTTTAAATGAAGTTGCACTTCTACCATCGGCAACTATATCACCTGCGGCACTACTTGTTAGTACAGATGCAGTGGCTGGAGCTACAACCCCATCCATAATTCTTACAACTGTAAGGGTATTTGAATTTTTTAAATATTGTTCTGCACAATGTGATGTTAAAAATTGATATGAACTAGAACCACTTTTAAAACTATCCCCAAATTTTGCTTGAAACTCCGAATATGAAGTTACAACAGTTGGGATTCCAGCGGGACCTTTTACCGTTGGTCCTATAAGTGCTGCTCCTATATCAGCCAGAGCTGATGGTAAAAATGTCTGGTCTATTTCATTTGTAAATACTCCAGGTGATACAATTTTTTCTGCCATTAGATTCCTCCTAAATTAAAGTCTAATTTTTGGTGAGATATATACCCTTGTGCATGGGTATTTTTATTCATATATAAATATATGATTAAATCCCCAAACGATTATTTTTTATTTAATTTATTCAGATTTATTTGCGGTAAAAACGCCTGTTTCTGGATTTAAAGAACCTTCACCATATTTACCAGTTAAAGATTCAAGAAAAGTTTTTTCATCAGTTTGAAGTTTATTAAAGTTTTCATATAATTGAGTTTCTCTATCATCTAAAGACTGTAATTGTTCATCAAGTCTTAATCTTGCAAGTTTAACTTGACCAAATTGATTTTGTATATCAAAATAAGAACTTCTAATTTTTTCTATTTCTTTTATTTCTTCTTCTGAAAATTTTGTTTCTTCTGCCATTTTATAACCTCATTACTTGTTGTTAATTAACTATATATAAATATATATAAACTTTTCTAAAAAATGATTTATTTTCCTACTTGTTTATTAGTAGCATCACCTTCAAACTTAAAAGAAACTCTTGATGGTGTTAACTCTTTTCTTGTATTTGATATTTTATTTGTTACAACTGAATTTAGATATTCTGGTAATAAATATGCCTTTGTTACAACATTAAATGTTGATTTTATAAATCTTTCACCATCTTGTGTAACCTCTGATGCATCAGATATACTATCTGTTGTACATAAAAATTTCATATCTGTTGATTCACCCCAATAAGTATGACTTTGGTCAGCAAACAATTCTACTAATGGATTCATTTGTTCTATAAAATTTGTCCATAATATAAATTCATATGTAATATCACTATATGTAGGCATACTGGTTACAATATTTTCATATGCAGGTTTTACACCTTGTTGAACAGAAAATCTATCGTACTGATTATCTTTACTCCAACTTGAATTTCTAACAACACTTATGTGTTGATTTTTTAAATCATGTGAATAAGATTGACCAGATAAATCATTTCTATTAACTTCTGTTCTTTTTAACATTATTAATGGAAGAATTAAAGAACCATTTTTATCTCTCATTACTCCTCTTTTTCTAACTGCTTTCCATCTTTCTTCATTACCATAATAAACTGGTATCTTAAATGTTTCATTAGCCTCTTTAACTACTGGTTTCATAATATTTTTAACATGATTTAAAATAGAAGTATCAATATCTTTTAATGTTATTGAATAATTTTGTGAAAAGTTATTACCAGGTACAATAGTAGTTTGACGATTACCTCTTATCGTTTTATTTTTAGTAGAAACTTGATTAGCTCTATTAATAGATTCTTTATTTACTACTTGTTTATTTG